TCACCCGAACAGCACACCGCCATCATGTGTGCTGTCGCCGCTGACATAGGAATAGGCAAAATCGCTGCCGGGCATGTGCGGAAAACCGCGAAAATTCAATGGATTGCCGAACTTCTCTCGACAGGTGGCAAAACTCTTGTCGCAACCGACGGTCAGCGTCACGGCATCGCCCTCTGCCGGCCGCGCCTCCAGCGGCAACCAGAGCCTGAGCGTAACGAGGCCAGCCGCCGCCGCCCCGCTCTCCTCGATCGCCAGCCGCCGGCCCGAAAGGGCGCCCTCATCAAAACGAAGATGCCCCAGCCGAAAATGTCCCTCCGGCAGATCCGAGAGCCCCGACACCGTCAGCCGATCGGCCGACAGCACCTCGGCGACCACGCCCAAAACACGGCGGTGCGCCACGCCCATATCCACCCGACATTTGCTATCCCCGAGATCGGCATCGCAGCGCCGGTTATAGATCCGCCCCTCCGGCTGCTGCAGGCGATGGGCAAAACTCCGAAGCTCGGCTGAAAACCCCGGTCCCGCCCGGCTCACTTCGCCGATCTCCTGCACCGACATCAGCGCGTGCTGCTCGTCCGCTGCCTGCCAGTTGACGAGAAACAACTCGACCCGCGCGCCGTCATAACGCCCGGCCGCCAGATCCGCCTCGGCGATCGCCTCACTCGAAAAACCGCCGCGCACTTCCGCGCCCGGCGCCGAAAGCCCGCTTGCCGAACTCGCCTCGGTCGCCGCAAAGCCGGTGCCCGGCTCAAACACCGTGCCGTCGAATGTCAACTTCTGGTCATGCTCGGTAAATCCCAGCCTGAAGCCATCGCGGCAGGTCACCCGCCAAGCACGACACAGCGTCGTTTCGCCCGTCGCCACATGGTCGGCCAGCGCTTGCGGAAGCCGTTTCATGGCATCACCTCGATCAGCGGAATGGAAGGAATGCGCCCGGCGCGAAAGGCTTCGAGATCGATCTCGATCCGGTCGGTATCGAACCGCACCGGCACGTCATACTCGAAACCCGCGCGGATCTCCGCGCCCTCTTCCGGCACATGCCCGACGGCGAAAGTGACGATCCCGGTCGTCACATCGACGGAGAAACCCTCGGTCACCTCCACGCCATCGATCGCGACCCGCACCGACCCCGCCACAGGCTTCACCACCGGCCGCCGCTCCACGGCCGCGCCGTCGCCATAGCTCTTCACCAGCTGAAAGACCGCCGCCTCGCCGTCGCCCGTCCCGAGAAACTGATCGAGCGGCGTCACCGCCTCGCCCGGTCGCGCGGAAGAGAAATCCACGGGATCGCGTAAGCGAAAGCCATGCAGCTGCCCGCCGCGCGCCTCGAAAAACTCCAGCACCGCATAGAGGTCCGCCACCGAGCGCACCGCCGTCCCGACATCGAACCTGCGCCTCGAAAACCGCCAGCGCCGATTGCGCGCCTCGCGTCCGTTCGAAAGCGACACAATATCCGTCTGCCGCCCCGGCCCACCGCTCGTCGTCAGCGACAGCCGCAGCGGAAAACGCTGTTCATGAAAGGCCATACCCGCCTCCGTTCTATGGAATTGTGAAGATGAGGTTCTTCAAGTCTCGCTCACGCGGGCTCTCTGCAGGAGCGCGTCGGCGGTTATCTCGGGCGCCGGCCGCGCCGACCGGTTGCCCGAAGGGCTCAGGTGCAACGTGTTGCACCGGGGATGTGGGGCTTCTACTGCCTCACAGCCCCCGCCGCCCGCGCCCGACCGAGCGCGCCAGCATCGCCGTAATCTGCCCTTCGCTTCTCGCAAAACTCGCAGCATCTGTCGCCGTCACCTGAAAATGAATGACGGTCGCAGCACCGCCCCCTTCGGCCGCCACGCCGAGCGCCCCGTCGGCACCGCGCTTCAAGGGCAGTATCGCCTCCGCCCCCGCCTCGCCCATCAGGCCCGTCCCGCCTGCCATCGGAAAGTAGGTCGGCGCCGCCACCACCCCACCATCGGCAAAGGGCACGACCCGTCCCGGCACACCACCCTTCGCATAGGCTGTCACACCGGCACCGGACACCTTGTCCAGCCCGGCGCTCAGGCTGCCGATCAGGCTCTCCGCCGCATCGCCGAGCAGCCCTTCCAGCGGCTTCAGCCCCGCCGCCAAGGCAATGTCCGTCAGCCGCGAGCCGACACTGCGCAGCACCTCCTCCAGCCCCTTGCCCCCTGATGTCGCGCCCTTCAGCGCAGACGTCAGCGCCCGTCCGAAACTCGCCGACCGGCTTTCGAGATCGTCGAGTACGGCGAGTGCCTGGGCACCGTCGAGATCAACGGAAAGCGCGAGCGTATCATCATCATTCATGGGATATTCCTTTCAAGGAAGGCACGAGGCAACGATCCGCCCCTTAAGTTTCCCCCACCCTGAGGTTCCCTCGCTCCGCGAGGGCCTCGAAGGGCCGAGGCCACCAGTGCAAGCACAAACGGATCCTTCGAGGCCCCTGCTATCGCAGGGGCACCTCAGGATGAGGGTAAAGTGGAGCCGCGGCGAGCAGCCACCCACCTCCCCCTGGAGGGGGGAGGCCGACGCGAAGCGGCGGGAGTGGGTGATCTTAAGAGTACACCGCGCTCACCCCACCCCGGACCTGCGGTCCGACCCTCCCCCTCAAGGGGAGGGTGGCTTCGTCGCCAGCGGAACCTTCCCTTCCCCGTTCACCGCAGGGCGATTGCATATGGCCCCCTCTGGCCAGCCGGCCATCTCCCCCACAAAGAGCAGCCGACGCGGCGCAAACCGCGCATTGCCAACACGCGACGACGCGGCCGGGTTAAGCCCTCCCCCTTGTGGGGAGGGTTGGGAGGGGTCTTTTTCTTCCATGTGCAATTACCCCACCGTTCACGGGGAGAAGGTGCAGGCAGGTGAGATGCAACGTGTTGCACCGGGGATGAGGGGCAGCCCTCTCACTCAATCCGGAAACCTCTGCATCAACGCCTCCACATCCCGCCGCGACAAGCCCACCGGCTGTCCGAACGCCACCGCCATGGCCGAAAACTCCGGCAGGCTCAGCCGCCAGAACACCTCAGGTAAAAGCCGCAGGCGGGAAAGCCCCAGCGACATCGCCGTACCCCAAGGAAACGGCCTTGCCCTCGCCCCGCCTGCGGCCTTCAAGGGGAGGTGCTGCCCTCAGCAGCTCTCTGAGTGTCCGCTTCCCCGTCACCCGGCCCAGCCCCAAACGTCACCGCCAGCAGCTCGCCGACCACGCGCGCCGCGCCCGCAACCCCTCCGTCCACCGCCATCTCGGCCACATCGGCATCCGACAGCCGGTTGCCCCCGCCGCGAAGCCCGCAGGCGAGAATGCGGGTGAGATCGGCGCTTTTCAGCCGGCCGCTCGAAAACCGTGTCGCGAGATCGGCCAGGCTCTCTGCCCCAAACGCCGTCTCCAATTCGGCGAGCGCCCCCAGCGTCAGGCACAGAATTCGCCGCTCGCCGTCAATCGTGGCCTCCACTTCGCCACGATGGCGGTTGGCGCGGTTCACGGTCACCGCCTCGCGCATCTCCCGTTCATAGCCCCGCATGACAGCCTCACAGTGCCGCGAAGGAAACGGCACCGGCCGATTCCAGCGCGATCTCGAAGGTCACCTCGCCATCGTGATTGCCGGCATAATCCAGCGCCGTCACCTGAAACGGCGCCGTCACCGTGCCGAAATCCGGGATCACCACCTGGTAATTCAGGATCGACCCGGCGAAGAAGGCGGCCCGGACGAGCGCGTCGGACGCCGCATCCTTGAACAGCCCGGAGCCGGTCAACCCGGCCCGGCGCACGCCCGCCCCTTCCAGCAGTTCCCGCCACCGCCCGGCACTCTCGCTATCGGTGACATCGACCGACTGCGCATTGAAGGCCAGCCGCCTGGCCCTCAAGCCCGCCACCGTCACAAACCCCGTCCCATCCTCGACCTTTAGCAACAGATCCTTGCCCTTCTGCGCGCCCATGGCGTCTCTCCTTGTTGATGTGTGTGATGTTGCGGAAGCCGGCGGCGCTGCTCCCCACCTCCCCCTTGAGGGGGGAGGTCGCCGCAAAGCGGCGGGGGGGGGGGCCAAGCGTCCCCTCACCCTGAGGTGCCCGGCTCTGCCGGGCCTCGAAGGGTCGAGGCCACTTCGGCGTCCCATCTCCCCCCCTGTGGGGGAGACTTCGGAGCGATGGCCGAAGGCCAGAAATCGATCCGGTGAATCGATTTCAGCGAACGGAGGCCTGAGCGCGACGCCGCGCGAAGGCAATGAGCAGGCTTGAGGTCAGCGCAAGCCGCCTAAACTTCAGATTTCCAAGAGAGGGGCAACGTTCAGTTGGCGTGAGCTCCCCGCGCCCAGGTCGTTTCCCAGATCGGCGGGATCACCCCACCCCGGACCTGCGGTCCGACCCTCCCCCTCAAGGGGAGGGTGGAGGCAGCGCACTCATGCGTCCCCTCACCCTGAGGTGCCCGGCTCTGCCGGGCCTCGAAGGGCCGAGGCCACCTGCTAAACGGATGCGTCGAGGCCCGCGGGCGCGGGCACCTCAGCATGAGGACCTCATTCTGGGCACGCCTAACAGCACAGCCCAAGATTTCGCCCTATCCCCCGCTCCACAACCGGCCTAGAAGAAACACCCCGCCTCTATAAATCCCCTGAGTCCGCCCATGAACATGCCCCGCACCACCCTCGTCGTAGCACTTGCGGTTTCGCAAATCCTCGGTTGGGGCACGACCTATGAAATGCCGGCGGTCTTCGGCCGGGCCATGGCAGCCGACCTCGGGCTTGCCAATGAAATGGCCTTTGCCGGCCTCACCGTGATGATGCTGACCATGGCCTTTCTCGGTCCCTGGACAGGGCGGATGATCGCCCGCCACGGCGCCGCCAAAGTGCTCGCCATGGGGTCCGTGCTGATGGCCTCAGGCCTTGCCATGCTTTCGGTCTCCACGGGCCTTCTCACCTATGCGGTCGCCTGGCTGATCCTCGGTGCCGGCGGTTCGTTCGCTCTGACGGTGCCGGCCTTTGCCGCCGTCGTCGAACGCGAGGGCAGCGATGCCCGCCGCGCCATCGGCATCCTCATGATCTTCACCGGCCTGTCCTCGGCCGTCTGCTGGCCGCTCCTGACACTGGCCGGCGAGGCCTTCGGCTGGCGCGGCGCGCTTCTTGCGGCCGCCGCCGCCCAGCTCCTGCTTGCCTTGCCAATCCATCTGGCGCTCGGCCGCATCGCGATCACCCGCTCGGACGAAGACCGCGCGGCGGATGCGATCGAACCGCTCGTAATGAGCCGCCGCATGGCGACCATCGCCTTCCTGCTGATCGCGCTCTCGACGTCGTTGGCAAGCCTCATGACCTTCGGCCTTTCGCCGCAGCTCCTGCATATCCTCGAACTCTCCGGCGCCACGCCGGCACTCGCGCTGCAGCTCGGATCCCTGCGCGCCGTCTTCGGCATCGCCGCCCGCGCCTTCGATCTCGTGCTCGGCAAGCGCTCATCACCGATCACCACCGGGCTGGCCGGCATGGCGATGCTCACAGGCTCCAGCCTGCTCCTGATCTTCTCCTCCGGCACGCCGTCGAGCCTGCTCGTCTTCACCGCCCTTTACGGCTTCGGCTCAGGTGTCACCACACTCGCACGCGCCACCCTGCCGCTCTCCTTCTTTTCCGCCAGCCGCTTCGCCCGCCAGTCGGCGCGCCTGTCACTGCCGCAAAACCTCGCCAACGCCACCGCCCCCGTCCTCATGACCGCCGTCATCGACCGCGCCGGCATCGACGCTGGCCTCGTCCTGGCGACGCTCTTTGCCGCAACGGGTTTTGTCGCGATCCTGGCGCTGGCTGTGATTGCAAGGCGGGGAAGCCGGGACACCGTCTCGACCACCATCAGCCCCTCATCCTGAGGTGCCGGGCAAGGCCCGGCCTCGAAGGATTGAGGCCACACAGGATGAGCGAAGGGATCCTTCGAGGCCCGCGCGTCGCGCGGGCACCTCAGGATGAGGTCGCAGCTAGCGATGACCTCACCTCACTCCACAACCGCCCGAAAACCCGCCTCGGCGACAAACAGCCCCGCCTTCACTTCGCGCCGGCTTACCGTCCGGCGATGCCGGAAATTCACCAGCCGAAACCCCTCGAGCATCTCGGGCAACTCGTCTGCCAGCCGCCTGAACTCCGCCACCAGCCCTTCGGCCTCACGCCGCGACACCGCACTCCAGGCCTCGAGCGTCAACAGGATCTCCGCGCCGTCCGCCTCACCCGTCGAGAAATCCCGCGCCTCGACCGACCCGACAACCAGCGCCGGAAAGCGCTGCGGCCGAACCGTCCGGTCGGAGATCCCCTGCGGCCCGAGCACCGCCATCAGCGCCGCATCCGCCCTCACTGCCTGTTGAACTGCCGCCAGCAAGGCATTGACCGCATTCGTCATGTCGGCTCTCCCTGTTCGTCGGCCGAATGTGTGCCGGCGCCCTGTCTTGCGGCGGTCGTCCCTGCCACAGCATCGGTCGACAACCCATCCATCCGCCGCGCCCGCCGATATGCCAGCGCCTTGCGCAGCATATCGCCCAGTCGCCTGCCACTCTCCTCCAGCGGCGTTTCGTCTCCCGCGCCGCCCGTCATCCCGTCACCTCGCGGCAGAGCGCCACCTGGAACCGCCCCGTCTCATCCGGATCGCGCAACACCAGGATGTCGAACACCCGTGCCCCCTTGCGAAACCGCTGACCGGCCACGAGATCACCGCGCGCCCTGATTGTCACATGATGCGTCACCGTCGAGACCAGCCCCGGCCCCTTCTCCTCCTCGGCAAAACCACGCGGCTCGATCAGCGCCCAGACCTTGGCCACCTCGACGAAACCCGTCACCGCCCCACCCTGGGCGTCTTCCACCTGATAAGGCCGTTCCAGCACCAGCCGCGCCGTCAGCCGACCGGCATCGATATCGAGAAGCGCCATGGTCAAAGCCCCCTTCGGCAGAAGGGCGCAATCAGCCTGTCATAACCCGGCGGCACCACCGCCGGCTGCGCCTCGACCTGCACGACCCCACGGCAGGCATACATTGCCGCCAAATGCAGCAGCATCGCCCGTTTCAGCGTCTCGGGCACATCCGTACCGCTCTCGCCGAAACCGGCCGAAAACTCTACCTCGATCCCGTTCAGCGCCCGCCCAGGCGCCGGCGTCTCGCGCAACCAGAGCCTTGCCGGCCGCGCCTGCCCATCCAGCAGATGCCCGTCGAGATCGACCACCTGCGGCTCGCCCTCACCGTCATAGACGGTCACCGCCGTCACCACCTGGACCGGCCCGCGCGCAATCGTCAGGATCCCGTCTTCCGGCCAGTCGTTAAGGCACAGCCGAAAATCCCGCGCCGCCAGCACCAGGCCTGTCTCCCGCTCCAGATGCTCTCGGGCGACCGTGGCAAGTGCCAGGAGAAGGTCCTCCTCCTCCTCACTGTCGAGCCGCAGATGCGCCCTGATCTCGGCAAGCGTCAGCGCCTCCACCGTGGGAGGGGTAAGTTCGATGATGGTCAT